TTACTACCTTGAGCGTTGTATGGGAAACCAGCGCTCGTGGATCGGGAAATGGCATTAAAGTCAGGGTCATTTTCCAGACCGATTATTGCTTGTTCAGCTGTAAGAACATCTCGAGGAACATGGATTTTTGAAACATGTTCGAGATGATCACCAACAGCTAAAGAAATTTCAGCAAAGATGGAAGGATCAATATATTTAAAGGGGGGACAATAAGTAGCCATGGCGTTGTTGCGGGGATCAACAGTTTCGCCAAGGGGGGTAACAAAGGGGGAGAGGCGAGCAGGGGCCGTGAGAGCGGCACCCCACATACCATGTAATTCGGATTTAATGATGTGAGTCATGGAACCAGAAGAAACTTTTAGGTCAGAATGATAAAGAGGAGTAAACTGACCACCAAGTATAACATCTGGGGCTTGTGGGAAAATATCACTTTCAAATTCGGATTCAATGATATTCGTGCCTTCAAGGGCTTTTAAAACGTCTTCTTGAGTGATGACGCTAGAAAGGCCCATACCGGTGGAGGAAGAACCGGCTGAGTGCATACCGCGAATGCGACGATTTCCAAGATGATTGTTAATCAACGTGAAAAGAGCGCCACAATTACCGGGAACAGTTGCGGCTTGGTATTTAAAGGCTTTAGTGAGGATATAACCGGATTCACCAGAAACAACTTCAGAAGTGGAAGCGCGAGCTTTACCACACCAATTCTTAACGCCGGAGGATTCGGCGATAACTAATCGATAGTTGAGATCATTGCATTTAAGCAAATCATCAGCTTTCAAAAAGAATTTAGAAATGTTGGAGTGTTGTTGGACAAAACGGGGGAAACGGATAAAGACACAATCTAAGCTTTCCAGATCAGTTCCAGACACGATATCAAAAAGATCGCGCATTGGAACTTCAAAGAATTGCTTCGAGAGCACTTTATCAAATCGGACAAGTTTATCTGCATATTCGGGAAAATCTTCCATGATGTAAGCCATCTTGGAAGAGAAATGCAGGGGCATCATGGCGATGCGATCGGCAATAAAGGTAACATTGCCAAAAGCATGGTCTTGATCGGGAAGGGTCATAATATACACATTACGATGGAGAACCTTGCCTACTATATCATCAAGGGTATGATCATATGATAGGCAAGATTGGGAAGTCATAACGGAAGGGGTAACATGGAGTTTACCAAGTTCAGAAAGGGTTTTAGTCTTTCTTTGTTGTTTACCACGAGAACCATTTTTCTTACCAGAATATTCTTCTGGAGTGAAAATTGATTTCGGGAAAAGCCATTCATAGAAAATCGAACCTACTTTGAGAGCAGCAAGAATCGAAAGAATGGCAACAATACCTTTAGCATTAGAATGAATAACGTCAAAGATAGATTTGGAAAACGCAAGAGCGGGGGCTTTTGCAGTTGTAATAAGAGAGGTAATAGTATTATAAGTAGAAGTAACAGATTTCACAAGTTCGGAAGTGAAATCCATTTTCAAAAATGTAGGGAAACAATTTTCAGGTTCATTAACGGTTTTAACACCATTAACAAAACCTTGAAGGAAAAGGGTAAATTGGGAAATAGGAAGGGAAAGGAGGTCGATAAAGTCAACACCATACCTGGCGTGGAACCAGGAAATAGCTTGACGAGTATTAGCAGTATAACCATAGAGAGTTTTAAGATATTCTCTCATAAGACTAACTTTAGGAAAAAAGTCAGTCTCAAGAGAAAATTCTTCAAGATACTCATCAATGATGGAATCGGAAGTGGCGGGAACAGAAATATCGCGGGGTTCAAATAAGGAACCTTGGGCGCGATAGCCACAATTCTTCGTCGTTTCATTAAGTTCTAGATTGTATTGTTCAAAGCGTTTCTTTTTCAAGATAAGCAATTGATCAACTTCTTCTACAACTTGTTCGAAAGTCAAAACACGACCTGTGTATTCAGGTTTTTGAGGAGTAGTAAAGAAAAACTCATGGAACTCTGAAAACTTAGGTTGGAAAGAACTAATATCAAGAGCACCTTTTGGTAATTTGGAATAATCGAAACGTCTATCCCAAATACCAGAAACTGATTGATTAATACAATATTCCAGACGGGGAACAGCTGTAACATTGTAATTGAAACGACGGGAAAGGGCTTCAGGAGTATGGATTGCTTCAGAAGCAATTGATTTAGCATTTGAGGTAGCTAAAAGTAGGGGACAAGCAAAGCGAACATTGCCTTTTTCTTCAAGGCGTGCCATATGCATAGGATATTCAAATTGGGAGCACATTCGGATAAACATCATGGATTCGCAGTCGGATTGACCTGCAACTTCACGAGCTTGCCAAATGTCATCAAATATCGCAATTAACTTGCGATTATTGAAGCCATCGGCAAAAGGATTTTCGGGCATAACAGTATAAATGAAAGCTTGAGGATTAGAAAGAGTTTCGGGACGAAGTTCAGGATCAACCATGCGGGGGAGAAGGGCACGAGCGAAATGTTCTAAACTAGTAGTCTTACCAGAGCCGGGAGGACCGTTAATGAAAACGGCAACCGGTTCGATTCGGGAACCAGTGTCGGACAGATTCAAACCGTCGAGCGTCTTTTTGACGGACGCAAGATAGAATAATGTGGAGTTGAGGGAGGAGACTAAAGCAGGAGCTTCAGAGCGGGGGAGCTTGGCGATAATGGAGGAACATTCTAACCACATAGCGTGAACTTTATGGGAATTTTCAATATTATAATGGAACTTATTGAAATGAATGTCGTCTTGGAGCTTTACAGCTCTTTGGACAAAATCATTGACATCAGCGCGATCAGTTTCTAGGAAAACAAGGGTTG